GTCGATGGCGTCGCCTACCGTGGACTCATCCAAGATGGCGCGCAGCTCCGCCGGTGAGAGGACAGGCCTAGGCGGGGTTGGTTCTCTGTACATAGTCTCTGGGTCAAGGAACGGGTCATCTGACGGCTTGTGCATACTGTCACCTCATACTGTTAAAGATACTCACGGCCACCGCGCCGGCACGCCCAGTTAGGCGGCGGCACGCGGCGCCAGTCGTCGGCGCGTGCTTTTTGAAGTTGACGCACTAGCCGGTACACCCACGATAGCCAGCGGGTCATACTGTTACCGCCACATACGGCGCAATACGGAACGCGTCGCGGGTTGGCGCATCGCTCATATCGCCATCATCCACGGCCGACTGACAGTCGCGCAGGTGTTCCGCCAATTCAGCTTCCGCGTCGGCGTAGCTGTCGAATATCTCGGGTTCATCGTCAATCGTCCACACATTCTCCCAGTAGTTACCCTCGCGTGTTAGCACTACCCAGCGTTGCGCGCTCATGGCTTCACCTCCTTCACGCTATCCGTCTGCTGGTCATACCGCTCCGGCGCGTCATCGTTCAACACGCTGAAACGCTCGTGCGCGAGGTCGTGTGCTGCGTCTTTGTTGCGTGCCTTGACCGTGTAGGTTTTAGTAACGGTCGCGGTGATAGTAACGGCGTAAGTTTTCATGCCGCACCTCGCGTCGCCTTAGCAATGGTGGCGCGATAACGGTCAAAATCCATAGCGTTTGGGTCGCCGTCAGCGTCAAGAACATCAAACAGACAGGCGAGCAAGTCCGGCGCGGCGGCTATCAGGTCGCCGTTCCAACGGTCTTTCCGGTAAGTCAGCATACAAACGGCTTTCCCGTCAGCGTCGATCACCTTGGTGGTCGCGCCGTTAGAGCCAATCGACCAAGGCGCGGGAGTGTGTTGCGCGCTCATGCGACCTCCCGTTTTTCTTCGACATCATTAACGAATTCTTCAGCGTGTACGCATCCGATATCTTTGAAAGCCCCGTCATCTTCTTCCCAGAGCTCTTGCGCCATGTCCGAAGCCTCGTCGCTGTCGTTGGCTTTGACCTCAATTTGATAGACCCGGTGTTCAATCCGGGCAAGTGACACCACAAACTTTTTCATGCCGCGTCCTCCTTATCGAAACTAGCCATATCGTTGTCGGCGTAGGCCAACGCTTCCGCGATGTAGCCGTGCGCCTCGCTGCCTTCTTCGACTAGCTCATACGCCGCGCGCAAGGCGGTCGCAATGCGAGTCAGTTTTTCGCCATCGCTTATCTCGTCGTCGTCCTCGTCTTCGTCCTCCCACTCAGTCCAGTACGAATCGCCCTCGCCGTCGGCGTACATCTCCGCCCATTCCGCGGGGGTGTAGTGCTTGTGCAAGCACTCGTTGGAGCAGTAGTAAGCCCTGCCGCCATCAAAACAGTAGCCTTCGTTCATGCCCGCGCCGCACTCTGTGCAGTTACGGGCAAATTCTTTCTTAGCCATGGTTCAGCCCTCCGCTTTGATATCGTCAAGCATATGCTCGGCGATTTCGTACCAGTTGACATCCTTTAGGAAGGCACGGGCGTAGTCCACGGCGAGGCCTTGTAACTCGCCGTCCTGAGTGACCACGCTATCGGCGTATTCTTCCAACAGTTGGCCAAGGCCGTAGGCGTCATCGTCGGCGACTTCGGTTGGGTACAGGTCGCGGATATCCAGACAGTCGAATATCTCTAGCGCAACGCGCCATGTAGCGTAGTTAGTCCATCCGTTGTACTTGGTGTCAGTCGTCATGGTGTAGTGTCCTATAGGTTAGTTAAGAGTAGGCGGCCATGGGCACCGCCCGTGCGGGGTGATGATTAGGCGGCTTCGGCGGCTACGGTCGCGGTCGGCGGGACTAGCCATGAGGGATTATCCAACGGTTGCGGGTCGCCACGCATGGGCATGAGTACGCCAATGGCGTCGCCCGGTAGGATAACGCGAGCGGCGGCGTCGCCATTGTGCCGGATGCTGGGGGAATACTTGCCGCCTAGCAGCTTGTGAACCTTGCCGAACGCGCCGATATAGTCCGCGTTAAATTGCGACACCGCGCCCGATACGGTGAGCGGCACAACCTTGCGCCAGTCGGGATAGGTGGCGTCCATCAGCGGCGAGGATGCCACGGTGCTACCGTTGTCGATCGTCGCCGTGCGTGTAGTCGGGTCAATCGTTACGGTGATAGGACGCTTCAGTACCGCCTTGACGCCTTCCAACGCTTCGCGCCGGATAATGTACTGGCCGGGTACGAGCGTGGGCGCGTCATCGGTCGCGGTGAGCGGCAGGGCTAGCAGCTTGTGGCCGTCCGTTGCGACGGCCACAGCGTCAGATGCGCGAACATCAATGCATACGGAATTAAGATAGCCGCGCATATCGTTTTTCGCGGCGATGGTAAGTAAAGCTTTAATAGTGTCGGCGGAAATTGAGAATTGCATGATAGTTTCCTTTTAGTAGAGTGTACGAGATTAGGTTACAGCAGGTTAGTCGTTCAATGCAAGGCAAATGATTGCGCTCACTTGCGCGAATAGGGCAAGCCCGATTGTGGCGGCTCCCATCCATGCGCCGAAGGTGAGGATGGCGGAGCAGCAGAACAAAAGGTTGGAGAATTTCATAGCGTGTACCTCAGTTGCGTTGTCGATGTGTGTAGGTTAGTCGCGCGCGCGTAGGGTGTCAAGGATTCTTTTACATAGACGCCTTTCAAAGTGCAAGGCATTTTCGGGCAAGGTTGTGGGTCATGTGGGTCAGATTGTGGGTCATAGAATCGGGAAGAATTGCCCACGCGCTAGAGCCTTAAAACATAGGGCGCGGATGGGATTGTGGGCAATGTGGGTCATCTCTTTATCTTTAAGTTAGGAAAGAAATACTACTGTATAAACATACAGCCTGGAGCGTGTGGCGTGCATTTCGTTGGAGCCGCTCCGATTTTTTTTCCGTGACCATTTGACCCACATGACCCACAAATTGCCCTCGCCCCCGATTTGTGGGCAATGTGGGCAATCAAAAACAAATTGCCCACATTGCCCACAACTGCAACTGTCAAAGAATTGCCCACATTGCCCACGCGCTCGACGGCTAACAGTCGGGGGGCGCGCAGCCGTTGCCCACATTGCCCACGCTGCCCACCGCGCCCAGGCTGAATGCGAACGAGAATCACTTGCAACTGAGGGGGGTAGGCCGACCCGCGCGGTGGTTGTACCTGGTACGGAGGGGTTGCACAAATTTTTTATTTTTTAACCAGCAGCCCGTAAGCCAAAGCCTTATGCTAATCTTGCGTGGCGATGTCTGACGTGATGCGCACGTAGCGACCGGGAGGTAGCTGAAGGGCTTTGGCCCACCATCTAAGGCAATCTCCGCCCCGGCACACAGGCCACACGGTTGTTGTGGATCGCGGCCTCCCGGCAGGACAATCCTGCACATCGCTTGTCTTTTGCTTACACGCACGGTAGTGTTGCAACATGTTCAAATCGCTTCCGCACGCACCCCGGCAATTGAACGCCACTGAGGCGCGGCTACAGGCCATTTATGACGCGGCGGCGCTCGGGCTAAGAGGCGATAACCTTGCCCTGGCGGCAGGGCTGTTGCCGACGGAGTACCGCCGGCTGTGTCAGATGGACCAGCTCGCCGAGATGGCGGAGGCTAAAGGGCGTGCCGACGCTGAGGCTGAGGCTGCGGGGCAGTTGCGCGAAGCGGCGCGAAATGGCGATAGCAAAGCGGCGCTCTCGCTCCTTCAGCATGTGCATGGCTGGGTGGCGAAGCAGCAGGTGCAAGTTGATGTCACCCAGCAAATCAGCGTCATTGCGGCGTTGCAAGAGGCGGAATCTCGCGTTATACAGGGTCGAATGGTGTCGGATACACCGGCTGCATTGACCCGCGCGCCCACCACGCTCGCTACCCGAGCCCTGACGGCAGAATATGCAACTTCCGATATATAGCCCCGAGGACGAGCAGCTACTGATGACTCGGCTCTGGTCGCCGAGCGTCAAGGACGACCCCGAGGCGTTCGTGCTGTTCGCGTTCCCGTGGGGGCAGAAGGGCACGCCGCTTGAAAACTTCCAAGGACCGCGCAAGTGGCAGCGCGAGGTGCTGCGCAAGGTGGCCGCTCACATCGCCCGCAATAAGAACGCGACGGGATACGACGTGCTGCGCATGGCGACGGCCTCGGGGCGCGGCATCGGTAAGTCGGCCTTGGTGTCGTGGCTGATCCTGTGGATGCTATCGACGCGCATCGGCTCGACTATCATCGTGTCGGCTAACTCAGAGGCCCAGCTACGCTCGGTCACCTGGGCCGAGGTGACTAAGTGGCTCTCGCTGCTGCTCAACAGTCATTGGTTTGAGGTGTCGGCAACGCGGGTGATGCCGGCCAAGTGGCTCGCGGAGATCGTCGAGCGCGACCTGAAGAAAGGCACGCGGTACTGGTCGGTCGAGGGACGGCTGTGGTCGGAGGAGAACCCCGACGCGTACGCCGGTGTCCACAACTTCGACGGTGTGATGGTCATATTCGACGAAGCGTCGGGTATACCGGACCCCATCTGGTCGGTGACGGCGGGCTTCTTTACGGAGAACACGCCTAATCGCTTCTGGCTCGCCTTCAGTAACCCGCGACGTAATGAGGGGTATTTCTATGAGTGTTTCAACGCGAAAAGGCAATTCTGGCAAACGCAAAACATCGACGCGCGCCAAGTTGAAGATACGGACAAAGCCGTCTACGAGCAAATCATCGCCGAGTACGGCGCCGACAGCAGCCAAGCCAAGGTCGAAGTGTATGGAGAGTTTCCCTCCGACGGAGACGACCAGTTCATCAGTCCTCGCCTGGTGGACGAAGCTATGGCAAGAGTTCGTTTCAAGGATGAAAGCGCCCCTCGGGTGATTGGCGTTGACCCCGCGCGCGGGGGTGCTGACTCGACCGTCATCGTCGTAAGGCAGGGGCGCGACATCGTTGCAATCCGGCGCCACCGGGGCGAGGACACCATGACGACCGTCGGTCGCGTCATCGACGCTATTGAGGAGTTCAACCCCGCGCTCACCGTCATCGACGAGGGCGGTTTGGGCTACGGCGTACTTGACCGGCTAAAAGAGCAGAGGTATAAGGTACGTGGGGTGAACTTTGGCTGGAAGGCCAAAAACCCCGTGATGTGGGGCAACAAGCGCGCCGAGATGTGGGGCGACATGCGGGAATGGCTACGCACGGCGAGCATCCCGTCTGATCGGCTACTCAAGTCGGACCTGTGCGGGCCACACGTCAAGCCTAACTCGTCGGGGACAATCTTCTTGGAGGGCAAGAAGGAGATGAAGGCTAGAGGTCAAGCGTCGCCGGATGCGGCAGATGCGCTCGCCGTCACCTTCGCCTACCCGCTCGCAAGCCGTGAGGCACGCGACATACCGAGACGAGTGGTCGCCCAGCAGGGGGGCAACGGCATGGCAAGCAGTTGGATGGGAGCCTGATGGCACGCAAGTCGGTCAGTCTGTCGGTAGGTCGCGGTGAGAAGCAGCCCGTGTCGAAGGGTGCGGGCTTGACGGCCAAGGGCCGGGCCAAGTACAACCGTGAAACGGGCAGCAACTTGAAGGCTCCGGCCCCGAGTCCGAAGACTAAGGCGGACGCAGGGCGTAAGAAGTCTTTTTGCGCGCGAATGAAGGGCGTTGTAGCCAAGGCCAAAGGGCCGGCTGAACGAGCAAAGGCGTCGCTTAGACGCTGGAAGTGTGGCTAATGGCCGCTAAAACGGGTTTGTACGCTAATATCCACGCTAAGCGCGAACGGA